TGACTTTCCCAAGGGGTCACACGATGACTGTATCGATGCGTTTTGGCTTGCTTGCCAGTATGCTAGGGGAAATCCTAAAGCGGGCAATGAGAAAAAGGTAAAAAACAAAGATACAGGTGAATGGGAAGTTAAAAGGAAGAAGATATACAATTGGATTACAGGAGCAAGGGTGTAACTTGCATAACAATTAAATAATCAGTAAATTATATAGAATGATTCCAGAGAATAATAGAACAAAAGAACTAAAAGAGCGTTGGCGCAGATGGTATAATGCTCGTAAGGATTGGGATACCCAGGCAAGAGAAGATATTGATTTCTATTTAGGTAATCATTATACGTCTAATGAAGCAAATGTCCTTGCAGAGCGAAATCAGTCAAATACACCTATAGATAGAATTTATTCTGCTATTGAGCAGTTTAAAGCTATTATGACATCTAAACCCCCAAAGTTCTCTGCTGTGCCAAGAGAGGACTCAGATAATAAACTAGCTAGTGTATGGAAAACAATATTAGAATATGTATGGGATATATCAGATGGTGATGAAGTATTTAAGCAGGTTGTTCATGATTATGCTGTTACTGGCCTTGGTTATTTTTATGCCTATATTGATAGAGAAGCTGATTATGGGCGCGGAGAGGTTAAATTTACCTATGTAGACCCCTTTCGGATTGTAGTAGACCCGAATAGTCGTAATAAGTGGTTTGATGACTCCGCTGGTATGATGCTCTCTACTATCCTCACAAAAGCACAATTACTAAATCTTTACCCTCAGCTTTCTGAAGTTGTTGATGAGGAGTCTGGCAAGATGCTTATTGATGAAGTTGAAGGTGTAGATTATACTGATGGGGATTACCCTGATTCAACTCAAACATATAATAATAAGTCTTTTACTCCTGATATTACAAAAGATTATGACTATGGCACATCTTCTCAGGATAAATATAGACTAATAGAAAGCTTTGAAAAGGTAAAAGTTCCATACTATAGAGTTATAGATATGAGGAGTGGCAAGGAGGCTATTCTTGATGATGAAGCTCTTCAGAAATACTTACAAGACCCAGATATTGCCAAAGCCTTTGAGAATAAATTAGTTGACCTTGTACAGGTAACACAGACAAGAATTCAAGTTAGTTGCTGCGTAGGACAGGTTATGTTATATGAATCCGTACTTGATACGGATACTTACCCAATTATACCAGTCCCGAACATATGGACGAATACTCCATATCCTATGGGTGACGTTAGGAAGAATAAAGACTTTCAGCGTTTCTTGAATAAAACCATGTCACTGATTACCTCACATGCGCAAGCTGCTTCGGGGCTAAAATTGCTTGTACCACAAGGTTCTGTTCAAGATATGGAGGAATTAGAGAGAGACTGGGCGAACCCTAATGCGACCATCGAATACGATGCAAGCTTTGGTGAGCCACACTTTCCTTCTCCACAACCTCTTGCCAGTTCAATAATGCAACTCCCTCAGATGATTGAACACTATATTGACCTTAATATGGGTATATTTGAGATGCAACAGGGAAATGCTGAAGTTGCGCCTCGCACATCGTCTGCAACGATGATGCTCGAAGATTTTGGACAAAGACGCTCAAAATCAAAGCTTCGTGACATCGAAGCTAGTTTAAAAAGATTGGGACGGGTAATATACAATTTAGCTCGTTCTCATTATACTTACCAGAAAACATTTAGAATAGTGCAACCAAACAATGATATTGACGAGTATACTGTGAATAAGAAGCTTGTTGATGATAAGTCAAAAGAGATTATGCAGATTGAAAATGACATAACTTTAAATAGATTTGACATTCGTGTTATAGGTAACTCTACTATGCCATCAAACAAATGGGGTGAGTGGAATATTTATATGGAAGCATATCAAGTAGGACTTATTGATAAGGTAGAAGCATTGAAGAAAACGGATATTTTTGATAAACAAGGAGTTCTGCAAAGAACTGATATTATCACAAAATTACAACAACAACTCCAAGGTGCAGCTGAGCAGATTAAGAAACTTAAAGGTGACTTACAAACTGCTCAAAGAGAATCTGTGCATGATAAGAAGAGAGTTGAAATTGCAAAATTCCAAGGCAAGCTTAAAGAGAGCGAACTTGAATCTAAGAAGGGCTCTGAACTTGCTGTTGGTAAACTAACAAATGCGGTCAAACTGGAGCAAGAGAAATTACGTTTACGTAGTCAAACTCAAGAAAAGCAACAGAAATCGCAAAATAAAGGAGAGTAATCTCATGGCAGAAAATGACGCGTATCAAAACGAAAATCAGCAGGAATTTCCTGAAGGTCAACCCGTTGATGATAATGTAGGGCAAGATGTAGGAGTCGATAGCACAGAGAGTCCTGAAACGAATTGGGAAGAATCGGCCAAATACTTCCAATCGGAAAAGGATAAACTCAGTGTTGAAAACGAACAACTCAAGAAATATGAAAAGGTTGGACAATTGTTGGAATCACGACCTGATTTAGTTCAGAACTTAATGGGACAACTTCAGGGTAGTGGTCAACCAGCTGGTCCACAACATATTGAAATGAGTCAGGACGAATTCGACCCCTGGGAAGCCTTTAATGACCCTAAATCTAAATCGTATCAGTATAGAGAACAGCAAGACAATCAACGCATTGATGCACGTGTAGAAGAGCGGGTGGGTGGACTTCAAAAACAGATTGGACAGTCTCAACTTCAAAACCAAGTTGTCAATGATGGCTTAGTTACAAGAGAAGAGCTTCCTCAGTTTATGGATTTCGTCAATAAACATCCTGCCGAATACGGACTTCAAAATGTTGTAAAAATGTTCAGAGCTGTTAATGCTGATAATCCAGCTTCACAAGCACCTAATCCATTAGACCAAGTACGTCAGAATCAGCAAGCTCCAACGCCTGCTGGCATTCTTTCTGGTGAACAACCAGTAAAAACGACTGAAAAGGATGATGTTTGGAATAGTATTGTAAATGCTGGAAGTCGAAATAAAGTTCTATAATAAAATAACAAAGGAGAAGTAAAATGGCTACTATAAATAGTGGGCAAATGAAATTTGGAACTCCTGGTGCTGTTATTGATAGTACAGTTCACTCACGTAGATTGTACGATTTTAGCGATAGGGTCGCTGATTTAGCTCCAGAAGAGTCTCCATTTTTTGTTTACCTTTCTAAAGTTGGTAAAGTGCCTACTTCAGACCCTCAATTCCGTTTTCTTGAAGACAGAACAAAAATGGCATGGACTGACAGGTCTTTTAGAATTAAAGATTCCTCTTTAACTCTAGTTGCACCTGGAAATCCTGATACTTTGATTTTTGATAATACTGCTCAAGATGATGGTGTTGATTGGTTAATCCCTGGAATGATTGTTGCAATTGGTGATGTTGATGGGAATAGTGTTCCCACAATAGCTACTGTTCGTTTGAATAGTGTTGATAATAGTTCATCATCTACTCAAACAACATGTGGCGTTACAGTTATTTCAACTACTGGTGGTTCTACACTTGCAGTTGCTGATAACTCTCAATGTACCGTAATTGGAACAGGATTTGCAGAGGGTACTGGTGCTCCTGATGTATGGTCAGAACAGCTTGAGAATGATTATGGTTATACCCAAATCTTCAAAACAGCTTGTGAAATGTCTAATACAGCAAGAGCAACAGTTTATCGTGGGTATTCTGATGAATGGCAACGTATTTGGAATCTTAAACTTCGTGAACATAAAGTTGATATTGAGCGTGCAATGCTCTTTGGTCAGCGTGGTTCATCAGGTGGAATCCAATATACAGATGGTATTTGTGGAAGTATAATCTATAATGGGTATTCTAATATTGTTAATGATGGCTCACAGTTATCATACAATTCTGGAGCACCTTATTATAAATCTAACGCTGCAAGTGAATGGACATATGATGACCTTTTAAGTGATTTTGAGGTTATTTATGACCCAGCTCGTGGTGGTGGTTCTTCTAAGCTAGCATTGGCAAGTTTGCCTGTGATGTCTTTCTTTAATAAGTTAGGCACAGGGGCAGGATTTGCACCTGGTACTGCTGTATCAGGGGGTGAAGATAATCCATTTAGATATAACTTCAATCAGAGTCAAGGAACATTTGGACATAAAATCATGAAGGTTGATACTATTCATGGTGACTTAACACTCGTTAAAGAACCATTGTTTAGAGGATTCGCTGCTGGTTTTTGTGCTCTTGTTGACCTTGACCACGTTTCATATCGTCCACTTGTGGGTAATGGTGTGAATCGTGACACTTCAATAACAACCAATGTTCAGCAGGCTGATGAAGACCTTCGGAAAGACCTTATCCTAACGGAAGCTGGTCTTGAAGTTACTCTTCCTGAGACTCAAGCATTGATTAATTTGGAGGGCGTGTAAAATGAGAAGTGACTTTCTAAATCAAAATAGTAATAAGTACGGTGACTTGAGTGGTTCTGCTCTATCTGACTATAGAAAAGAAGTGCTAAGACAAACAGTATTTACTACAGCAAAGACATTAACAACAGATGAAAGTGGAGCTATTATCCTTATGGATAAGGACGAAGCAACTACTATCACTTTACCAGAAATTGGTGTGAATGATATTGGTGTTCATTATTGTTTTATTCAAACTGTAGTAAGTGATTTGTTGCGTAAGATTGTAACAGCATATGATAATGATTATTACGTTGGTGGTGTTACAAACTTGTTTGATGCAGCAGGTGATACGGATGTAGCAGTACAGTTTGTAAGTGCTGGAGCAACAGACACTATTATTACTCTTGGCGACAACAATCTTGCTAACGCAGGTGGTGGACTAGGAGCAATGGTAGAACTAACTGCTATTTTAACAGGGAATACTGAGTCTGGCGGTGGTGCTAAATTAGTTTGGGCTGTGACTGGTAATAAAGTCGCACAAGCCCTAACTGATACTGGTGCTGCATTCTTTAGCTAAACCTAAATAAATAAAGGTTAACAGTTTTGCTTACTGTGGGGCAGGTCGTATAAAGGGCTTGCCCCTAACAAGCT